AGGTAAAAGCGCCCAGGTTCCAGTTGTGCAAGTGACGTCTGTTATTGCGCTAGGGTGCGAGCAAACGAGCGAATAATCAGTCATAAATTTGTTTATTTAATGTGGGTTGAAATTTCTTTAATACCGCCCGTGGCGATCTTTTCAGGCGCGTGAATCGGGATAATTTCGTCATCAACAAGAAGCTGGAAAAACGTCTGGCCATTAACCATGCCTTCGCGTATCGGGAGCATGGCATCGCCACCCACCAAGCCCTTTAATTGCTGAATTTTTTCAGCGTTGGCGTTTTTCAAATTGACGTACAACGTGCGCGGTTTGAATTCTTCAACACGAGCGCGAAGCCGTGGTTTGCCTTCGCCGTCTTGATCTTCGACAAGTTCTTTTATTTTCAAATGTAAGTGAGACATTGTTTTTCCTTTGGTTAGTTATGCGACTAAGCGCAAGTTGGGTTGAGGTTGATAGACATGCTTTGGAGCGGGTTGTTGATAGTTGTCAGGAAATTGACAAGCAAAATCGACTTGAATGAAACGAACAAACGGGATGATCTGAGCGCCGTCTGTTTTGCCGTTGAGGTTTTGTAGGGCAGCGCGAGAAAGGCCGCATTCGGTCAACATGCGTACATGAGTATAAAAAGTGTTAGAAGCCAATGATTCTTTGGTAATCAGCCAACCATCACGCAATAAATCGTTATAAGTGCGAAAAACTGAATCTGCCAATGTTGTTGAAACCTTGCCGGTTTTCTCGGAAGTTTTAGAAAATTTGTCACGCAGGGCTTGTTTTATTTGTGTTGTATTTAGTGTTTTCATAGTTTGGCCCTCAAGGCTTTTAAATAGGTCGTAGGTAGCGATTTTCCAAAATGCTTGCAGTTTTTCGGTTGAAAATAGTGAATCTTTGTAAATATCAGCCAACAGAGTTGACACTCCCAGGCGTTCAAAATAGCGATGGTAAAGCGTGACTTCCCACCTGATTAACGACTGGCTATAACTAAGTAAATCAGGCGTGTAAATTTCGTTATAGATATCGCCATCAACACGGCGCGAGTTTTTCTTGATGGTTTCCGCAACTTCAGGCGCTTTCGCGTACACCTTGATTTTTTTCAAACGGCTATTTTTCTTACCAAAATAAGCGGTGCCATCGTAGCCGGTACGGGCTTTAGTCTGTCCAAAAGAAACGCCATGCAGCGCATTAATAAACGCTTTACATTCATAGTCATTCTTAGCCCTTGATGAATAAGTAATATCAATCTCAGCAAGTGACCAGGTACGAAAATCTAAGCGTTCAGTCAATTGCGGGTATGTCATGCAAAGCAATTCCATGAGACACATAGAGCAATCGTAAAAATCATCGGACCCCCACACGTTATGACCTTGCATAATCTTCGCTGGACTGGCTTTTATCTCGATGTAAAAACTATCCAACTGATCATAACGATGGTCGAAAACCTTAAACGCCATGCTTTCATAACTACTCGGTATAGACTCCCAAGGGTGACGAGTGTTGGAAACCTGCCCTTCGGAATCTATAGATTGTTCTAACGGTATGCCTAATTCAGCGAGTCTGAATCCAGGCCATATTGCGATCGGGTCCAACTCATTATTGGAGTTTTGCACCTTCTTGAAATCGCACCTTAAAACGAGCTTATCAATCATGAGATTTAAGCCCGTGTTGAATGCTGTTTTCTACCGTCACGGTACAAGAGTCCACTGGTTATAGTATGTGGACCCTGCGCATTTTTAGAGGCGCGACTCGATAACTCGCGCGCCTCTAAATAACGCTGATTGGCCGCACTTTTAAAACCCGCGAAACTTAAACGCAAGGCCGAAACATGATCTTGGTTTAATTGAAAACTAGACATTGTTAAGCCTTTAAACTTTGACCGATGAAAGACAACCAAAGAGCGCGAGAGCGTTGGATGGTGTAGACCTTCTTAACGTAAGGATGTGCCAACCTGGCAATCTTTGAACCGCGTGATTTATTGGACTGTTCCCCGACCGTACAACGGACGAAGTTAGAAAAGGAAGGGGAACCGCCGACAAGGTTGAAAATCGTTTGCTGTGTGTGCATTGCTTCGCCTCAATGAGTTAAAAAATGATTTAATCACAAATCACATTGGCGAACTTTATAAACTTATCACTTATAACTTGTCAAGAAATAATCTAAAAACTTGTAATAAATATTAAAATCACATTTACACAACAAGAAAATACATTCAACGGGCCTAAAAATGTCAATACAACGAACGCTCAGAATTCGCGGCGAACACTGGGACGCAATAGAAAAAAAGGCGTGGGAACTGTCAATAAAAGAAAACCGAGTAATAAAACCGACAGACGTTGCAAACGCGATTATTAGTAAATGGACTGCAGAAATTACAGCAAAAGACGTGGAGGAAGAAAAAAGCAAGTGGTAGCCACCGCGCATAATGAACCCTATGCAAAAAAGCCCCGACAGGTTCTGATTATCTGCCGGGGCTTTTCTACATAAGGCTACCGATTATGCGCAGTGCCTGGACGGTTCGACTCCCTGGCTAAAAACCTAAATGGCGGGACCGCCTACGGCTAGTTGCAAGTCTCGTTTTGTCGCTCTATGAATCTTAAGGTTTTATTGATAGTTGTCGATGTGTTGGAACTGGAAACAGTCAGGTATTGCGAAACAATCCAAATTCATCATGCAGCCCGATATTATGAAACGGTTCCTAATTGCAACAATGGGAAATACCTATTTTGTGAGATACCGTTCGGCGCACTGCGTTTGCTCACTAGCTACCCCTGAACCGCTACGCTAAGTCTATTTATTTTAATAAAAGTGTATTCTTTTATTGACATGAAACGAATAAAGGAATATACTTTATTCAACTTAAACGAAACGAGATATTGAAATGATGACCTTGACTAGAAGCGGCAATGATGACCTTGACTTGTTACATGCTAACTATGAAATACGAAAAAACTTTGAACGCATAAAGAGATCATCATCTGATGATTTGAAAAAGCTTTGCAGAGAAAGAATTGCGGCTTACAGCGCGTTAATTGCTGAAATCAACGCATCAAAAGGAAGTTTGTAAGATGGCTGGCAGACCGAAAAAGGACGATAAAAAGGTGGCAATTAGCGTTAAGTTGCCGCCGTGGCTGATCGAATGGATGGATAGACAACCAGAGAGCCGCCCCAAGCTAATTGAAACAGCTATTGAAAATTGGTATCAGATCGAGGAAGGCGCAAAAAAATCTAATTAGAAGCGATTTGTTGCGTTGCTTTTGTTAGACCCGCATCAAGATTAGTTCGACCGTTTGGGCCCGTCCAGGCGGTAATGATTTCTAAACCGATTGTGCAAGTCAATTGCTTGAATTCTTCAATGCATAAATTGCGATCTATACGTTTTGGGCGGTTAGTCACGTCGATAATGTATACCGCTTCTTTACCCTGCCCCACTACAGATGGTTTAACCCAGGCCGCCACACGCCAGCGGGTTGATTCAGTAGGCTTTGTCATTACCGGCATTTGATCAACTGCAGTCGTTATTTTTAGCGGCTCAGTTGCTTTTGAAACAGTGATTGATTCGGTTTTGGTTTCTTCTCGAGAACCAATAGACCCTTCAATGTTTTGATATTTTGGCAGTGTTTTAGTTAATACGTGATTGCCACTGATACCGATCACCAGAAGCGCAGAAAAAATACCAGCAATCATTAGCTTAAATTTTCCAGACTGCCAGAAGGTTGATTTTATCGCCGTACCTTCGCTGAATTCTGTTGCGGCGTTATCACTCATCGTATGCGATTTATAGAGCTTGTAAATTTCAGGCTTGATTATTTCGCGTTCGGTTTTGATCATCTGACTGTGGACAGGAATAAGCCCCTTAATGGCCCCTTTCATGTAATACCTAACGGATACATTATCTAACCCTATATCGTCCGGTTTATCGCAAAGAATCGTTTGTTTGCAAAGGTTACGAACCTTCAACGGAATATCGCTTAAATCTTGCGTGACTAGAAAAATATCATCAGTTACGCCTTGAGCATTGGCGCGATGACGATGTTCTTTAAAAAACGACTGAATTTTTTCATTCAACGGCGTTTTAGCATCTGGAAACCCGCGCCAACACTCATCGAGAACATAAACCGAGCCTTTCGGGTAGTCGATTTTAATTTGTGGCGAATCGTCCAGGAGGGAAACGGGTTTGTCTTCTTCGAACTGTTCCCAGGTCCACAAAGAAATAAGCGGATCTTCAAACGTTAGCGGAAGGTTTGTAACGACCGTCCGACCGCGTTTGATATTGTCTAAAATCAACTGAACAGCGCGGTAAGATTTACCGCCACCGGTATTGCCAACAATTGCATAAATCATAAATTAACCTATTACCGGTAAGCGACGAATTAAAAACCGAATGCCGTAGGCAGACAATATTGATGTCAGCATCAAAGGCGCTTGGAACAGATCAAGAAAGTAACCAATACCCCCAGGCAAGTTATTGAATTGAGAAATAACCGCAGACATAGAGACCTGATTTACAACGCTTTGAACAAAATCCCAAAGCGGCGTTAGTATCTTTTCAAATAGCAAATGAAGCTTTGAAAATAACAGCTCAAACATGGCCTTAAGAAACCCCAACGGGTAAGAAACCACCCATTTAAAGGTTTCAAGTAACCAAGTCGAAAAGTCGGAAATTGCAGAAACAACAGAACCCATAATTTACGCCTCAAGAACGATAAAAATAAAAGTTAAAGCCGCGACAAATTGCATAACCGTAGCGATCAAGGAACGGGTCAATTCAAGCAGTTGACAATGTGAATCGAAAACGTGTGAACCAAGGTTCATAACTGACAAATCAATGACCGCCGTAGGACAGGAACCAGAAGAAAACGCACCGGAAGGAATAAGCGAATTTTTTAGTTGGTTTAGACGCTCGGAGCTGGAACATTGACCAGTTGCGCACGTTGGCCCCTGAGCGCAATTACCAGAGCAAAGCAAGGAAACGCCTTTGGCGTAACCGTCGGTAAAACCGCCATTTAAACCGCCCGGACTTGCAGCGCCTTTAAAGCTCCCGCCACCATTGCCGCAACTATTCGTTAACAGACAATTCGCCACGCTCGTACCTTGTGCTTCGCCTTGGCCGGTTCCTAATCCCGTGATTGCATCGTTAAGGCCATTTAGCGCATCTGCTAAACCATTCAAGCTTTGGCCTTGTAAAGCACCGGCATTGCCTGGGTTGGTGTTGCCTGTTCCGGTACCAGGAACGATAGAATCAGCAGCGATTTTTGCAGCCGTTGCACCGTTACCAGAGGACATAGCCGCCGCATTTGCATTGGCTGACTTGGCTTTGATTGTGTTTACGTCTTTAACAGCTTGGTTATAAACCGCTTGTGCAAGCTTGATCTCGTCCGCCGTTGCTGTGGGATCCGCTGTTTTATTGTCCAGGGCAGTTTTTGCAGCATCAGCCGCATGAATAGCAGCGGGTAAATTGGCACCATGAGCCGCCGCCGCTTGGGTTGCTTGTGTAGCCGCCGCCGCCGCTTTAGTTTTATTCTCATTAGCCGCCGTTTTTGCGGCATCTTGGGCAAGCTGTCTAGCTTGTGTAGCTGCACTAATGGCCGTTGGCGAATTCGTGCAGATATAGCCAGACGGTTTGCAATCATCAATTGGTGGACAGTAAAAATTACTTCCTGAGTTGGCACCGGACGAATCGCCAGAAATACAGATGGTCATAGGAGCGGTGGATGTCTCACATTGTTTCGTTGTGAGATTAAAAAAGTTTCCACCTATTGACGTTGAAGCATTGCAGTCTGGTATTGCATTGCAAGTGCCATTGTTATCATATTGACCCGCTGGACATGCCACAAGGGGAGCAACGCAAGCGCCTGTAGTTGAATTACTTTGAGTCCATACATAGGGAGATGTACAACCGGTAGTGTATAGAAATCCACCTCCCGTATAGTACCCGCCTGGATTAGTGACAAAACCGCCCGTAGTCGCCGTGTTACCGGCTTTTGCTTTACATCCGGTCTGACTGGGACCGTAAGCGGTTGCATACGACAAACAATTCGCCCAAGCTTGGTTTATAGATACGGCGTAGCTATTAATAGAGACGCCAAAAAGCAATAAAAAAATAATTGTTTTTACATTGGATTTAAACAATTTACGCATGACTAAAGCCAAAAGGCGTAATAAGCGCAAATCGCGCCCATGACGAAAAAAACAAGGTTATAGAGTTCAGCCATAAATCCCCCAAAATTTTAAAAAAAAAGGCGGGTGTTAGCCGCCTTAATTCCGATCAACAGAAGTCGTTTATTTCTTCCAGCCGAGTTTCTTAGTGATGATGTCAGCGCCAAGCATGAAGATACCAACAACAACGAGACCGGCATAAACAATGCCCATTGCTGCGGTCAAATCGGTAAAACTGACAGCAGCAGTCAACGTGTCATAAATACCGGCAGACGCACCAGGAGCGTAGAAAGCCATTAAAGCCAGGATGGAAATTAAAAAGACTCTTATTTTTGCGGTTAGTTTGTTCATGTTACTTTCTCCTAAATGGATGGATAAGGCTTTTAAAGCCGTGAATAATCAGCATTGGTATGCCAACGAGTACAAATCCCGCGCCGAACGCTTGCGATAATGTAGCGGGGTCTAATAACGCAAGATCAAACGGAACATAGAC